TATTAATGCAATCCAAAACCGTATTTGTCTTTCCTGCCAACCTCTCCCCTGCTTCATTTTCTTTTTATCTCCGCTCTGTCTGGGCCTTATCGAAAAAAGATTTTCTATGTGCTCCAACAAAAGGAGCTAAAGGCGAAATGTTCTTCTCTACTAAAAAATATTTTCTAACTACAACGAAGTTACGCCATTTTTCAACTTTCCTTTCGATGGTCTCCGATGGAATCCATCGTCACCTTAATGAAGCCGAAGTGAAACGTGAAGCATTGAAGAAGCGTTACCAATTCGTTACACAAATGAAAGAAATGATGAAAGAATACAATGTGGCGGGTTCGATGGGCGTAGCCTCTCCAATTTTTGAATTCAATTATTCTGATGCGATTAGCATCGAGAATTTCATCGGAAAAGTATATGGTGCGATGAAAGACAATATAATTAATAATGACATAGATGAAATGATGAAGCGTTTCGATGCAAACATCAGTAATTTGAACCATTTAAAAGAGCTAGCCAAAACGGCTCATTCCGATGCTGAATTATTATTAGATATGGCGTTGAATCCTTCATCGATGGATTCCATCTATCTTACAAAGGAACATTTCGAAGGCTTTATGATGGGATTCTTAGATGTGATAAATACTGGTGAATCATTCCCATCGATACTCTACCAAGCCGAACGATGCTCTAATTCCTACTATAATATCGATAATTTTTGCTTCAGTAAATATTTAAATCGTTATGATGCAAACATCGAGCTTCTCGATGGTATGATTGATGACATTATGAGCGGTGATTATGATTCATTTAATGAAGAATCCGAAGAACATTTATCATTGAATAAACAAGTCGACACTTTGGGTCCTGTTATTGTTGATGAATTGACGAAGCTCTTTCAAAATGTAATAGAAGGATATCATTTTTTTATCAATGAAGATGACGAAATCGAGATTAAAGCCTTAGATTAGATGCTTATCGAATTTATAATATATTCATTTTAATTAATTTTTTTTAAAATTAATTAAGTTCTTTTGTTTTCTATTTTTGTGTTTCCGCCATAATAAGCCATTTCCGCCATAATAAGCCATTTCCGCCATTTTTATTATATTCCGCCGTTATTAGGCTACTTATTCACTATTCGGGCATGCTCGAGTGATTCTAGCGGGTGCTAAGTTCCAAAAAGTCGCATTTTTGGATTATATATATATATCATACCAAAAATGCGGACTTTTGGAATTAGATGTTTATCATCGTTAAATAAAATAGATCTATTTTATTTTTATATATTACATCAAATCACATCCTTTAAGACCATTCCTTTAAGACCTTTTAGCCCAAAAAACTATTTAAAAAGATATTTCCCATATATATTAATATGGAATTCAAGTTCGCAGGTCAAAAATGGGTAAGAGCAGTTTCAGGATTAGATAAGGAACTTATAAGCAAATTAAATACAGATGATAGACTCATCTGTTGTACTTATGATAATAGATATTGTTATACTGTAATTAAAGAAGAAAATCTTGTAAATCTTGTTAGTAATCATAATTTAACTATTCGTGAAGTAATTCACAACTATCCAAGACGTGTCTATTTTGATATTGATATTAAAGAAAATCTAAGTAAGTACAATATATTTGAAATTATACAAAATATCAAAGTATACATTTCTAGAGATGAAATCAATGTGTTAGGCTATGAGACTCCTGAAAAGAAAAGCTATCACATTACCTTATCTAATACATATTTTGAAGATGATAATGATAGATTAAAATTTAAAGAATACCTTATCTTCCTCAAAAAATCATATCCTGATATTTTCGGTTCTTATGGTACTAAATCAGATGAATTATTTGATAGTCGCGTTTATTCTGTAGAACAATTCTTCGGATGTCCATTCCAAAGTAAACCAGGTAAAGCATTCCATAATTATATTAAAGGTTGTCCTATCAGAGATATCAAGAATTGTTTTGTCAATTCTTATATTGGTGAATCCAGAGAAAAATTATTTGGTAATGTCGCTAATAATGAGACTTATCAACTATTTTTGTCATCTGTTTCTAAAGTTTCTGAACCTAATACTAAAAAAATTGTTAATGCCGAAAAGATTGCACTTCCGCAATTACCTCAAGAAGATTATAATGATGCATTACAACTATTGAAGATGTGTCCTACTCATAATTATACAACAGGTGAAGACTTAGGTCACGGTCATCGTTGGAAAGTTGCTGTCTTCTGTTATTGGAATGGTATTACATTTGATAATTTTGCTGATTGGATGAGAAACAAAGATTCATTAGCAGTCCAAAATGTACAAGCCCCTAAAATGATAGATAATGATTCAGTTGAGAGACGTATTCAAAAATTAAAGACTTCTTGGAATTCATCTATCGTTAAGACTGAACAATATAAAATTACAGTCTCATCTTTCAAAAAATATTTAGGTAACTTTTATCCTGATTTAGCAACTGGTGAAGATGTCGATACTAGTAAATTTATTTCATCTTTTGTATTAGATGGCAAATCCAGTAAATTTTATGATAATATTGGGTTCGTCGAAAAAATTAATATGATTACTAATGATATGTTCGATGAATCTCGTGTCGTTATCTTCAATATTTGTATGGGTGGTGGTAAGACTACTGCAACATTAAAATATCTCAAAGATAACGATTTTAATTCTTTTGTATGGTTAGCTCCTCGTAGAACTCTCGTACTTAATACTTCAGAACGTATGAGAACCGAATTTGATATTAAACATACTAATCACATCGAAGTCGGTAATAATAAAAAGAAATTGAAAGATGCAGACCATCTTATCATTTGTAATCAATCATTACATCATCTAAAAGAAAATCCTACTTATGATATCGTTGTAATCGATGAGATTGAAACTGTTCTTAATACTTGGATGGATGAAAGCACTCACGGCAATAATCTTAAATATAATTTTGAACAATTCTGTAATATCATCAAGAACGCATCTAAAATTATTTTGCTTGATGCATTTGTTACTAGCAAGACTTATAACTTCTTAAAATCTATCGGATGCAACATTGCTAAAGATTCACCTGGTGTTATCAGTACTTTTGTATCAGATAAGACGCCCCCTAAAAAAGCAATGATTCAAAATTCCAATTCTAATGATGGCTACGAAAAGTTAGTCAATAAAATTGCTGGTGAAATTAGAGAAGGTAAGAAACTTTATATATATTATGCTTACAAATCAGGTAAGGAAAATCGTGATGGTATTTTGGAATTAGATAGACGTATTAAGAAAATTATTCAAAATGCCGACAAAGATGATGCAAAGACATCAGAGGATAAATTAAAAATTCTTGAAGCTGATACTGATACTTATGTCAAGTCATTACTCTATTTTTCTCAATCTAAAGAAAATAATCAATTAGGTAACGTAAATCAAAAATGGAAGGATGTTCAATATATCATAACAACACCATCAATTACTGTTGGTGTAAATTATGAAGGATTAGACTATGACAAAATTTATTTATTATGTGCTGGCTCATCTGCTTCTGCACGTGATATTATTCAAACTAGTATGAGAATTCGTAAGACTAAAGAAGATATCATCGAAATGTTCTTCTTTGATGTTAATAGAAAAGATTTGATACAATATCCTAGTTTGTTTAACTCTAATGATATTTACAAGAATTTACTTATTGATGTTTATAATGAATATCACGCTGACTTTGTCGATAGTTTTAATAAATTTTGTAGCATTACCAACTATGATTATTCTAAAGTTCCTATTCTTTCTAATCGTGAAAAGGTCAAAAGAATGACTTTTATTAATGATTTATACGAAAGTGGTAATCTTATTGAATATAGTAAAATTCCCGATTTAGATGAGAGTACTAAGGAAATATATGAATCCAAAGTTTTTGATAGAAATGCTTCGTTGATTGAACGTTTAGCCGTTGATAAGTATTATTTTGATAATAAATTCGATATGCTTATCAAAAATGACCGTCGTGTCTTATGGAATTTCAGAGGTACTAATTTTATTGACAAAATGAATAGTAATATTATTAAACTAATTTGTAATGATAATAATGTCGATGATATTGCATCTGTAAACTTTCAAGAAGCTAAACTTAATGATAATACTGTCGAAGAGATTAAGAAATTATTCAGTATGTCATCAGAACTTAAGAGAAGTATTCGTGTCAAAAAGGCATCTCATTTGATTTCAAAATTATTGAATAATATATTAGGAATCAATGCAGTCAAAGAATTAAGAGATAAAAAGGATGTTTCTCGTGGATGCGAATTTACTGACTTATTTAAGACTTTGAATGATGTCAGAACTAAATATGTATTATACATCAAAGAACAAGAATCAAAAGCATTTAACGTAGAATTTATCGATGATTATGTTCCTGAGACTAATATTAAGTCCGATATTTTGGACAATACTAATGATAAATATAATATGTTCAAAAAATTGAAAGAGCAAAATAAATCAATTCCAAATGAGCTTAAGACTTATGATTTAGACCTATAATTGACACCTTATTTAGTTCCAAAAGTACGCATTTTTGGTATAATATATATATATAATCCAAAAATGCGAACTTTTGGAATTATTATTTTTTACAAATTTTTTGATAAATAATAATATAGAAATATATATAATCCCGCCTCCGTAAGAACATTTTTCTAATCTATATATATGAATCCAAATTTAGAAGAAATTATTGAAGACCCACTTGGAGATGATGATATTCGCTTCTATTTCCCTAATGCCAATATTATGAAGTACTCAGAACTAAGTAAATTTGACTCAATCGATGATATATTACCTAATGATAAAGACTATGCATTTTTGTTATATGAAGATAGTCCTAATAAAGGACATTGGGTCTGTATATCAAGAAATAACGGTCAGTATGAATTCTTTGATTCTTATGGTGGAGCACCCGATAGCCCATTGAAGTGGAACGCTCAAGAAACAAATAATATGCTCGGTCAAGGTACAAAAATACTTTCTAATCTCTTTAACAAGACGAAAGATAAAGTAATTTATAATCCTGTTAAGTATCAAGAAGATAGTCAAGATGTGAATACTTGTGGAAGGCATTGCGTATTCAGAATTAAGAATATTAAAGATGGTAAGAATCTTCATCAATATTATCAAATGATGAACAAACTTAAAGAAAACTCAGATAAGAATTATGATGAAATAGTCGCATCATTCATTAAGAAAACGTAGTAACTGGTTTTACTTCTGGTCTAAAATCTCCATATGGAGTCTCTATTAAATCATAGTCTCCACTTCTGTCAACTCCCCATATTTTTCCGCCTCTTCTTAATGCAAAGTATAACTTTGTATCTATGCTGTCTCTTAATTGCTGTACAAATGCACCGATTTCAGGTGAAGACAATCCTTTGTCAAAATGATAATGTCCATTACATAGTTTAGCATTATAAGCCTTTTCAATCTTATCTCCTTCTATCGTTAAGTATTCACGTCTATTGTGAGTGTCTAATGGTTCAATATCTTCTAATTCAGTTGTGCAATGCTTTTGGACAAAAACGTATATTAATTTTTTACTGTTAACCATATATTAATATAGTATAAAAATATTTCTTTAAATAGTTTTTTGGAAAATTACTATTTAAAGAATTTCTAGACTAAGGTAATACGAAATCAAAATGCTAGATGATGATTTTAAGTTTAGTTGTTTAAAACGTAAACAACTGTTAAAGATTATAGACGGATACAATCTCGATATAGACAAGACGCTCCCACGCAAAAAGTTACTACAAGAAATGGAAAAGAAAGTTTGTACATTAGATGATGGCACAGTTGTGCACATAGAAGATAAGGATAAATCAAAGGATGAAGTAGAAGGTAGTGGTAAATATAAAACGCATTTAATAGGAATTAAAATAAAATTTTTAAATTAATTCATATAATTATTATCTAATATATATATATATAATTATATGAAAGTTTTTTTGCAAGATAAAGAAGGTAACAATCACGAGCTTAAATTTGAAGAATTTTATAGAACAGTTCAAGATAAAAATTGTAAAAAGTATTTAGAAGAATTCTTTGAAAACATTCAAGATTCTGGTAAATTAAAAGAAGATGATATTATAACTGTCAGTATTGAAAATGTTGGTAATACTATTAAAGAAGATTATCTTTGTATCTCCAAATTTTTTGAATATCATTCTGATAAATTATCTAACTATCTTTGTCAAGGTAAATTAAATCCTAAATATGTTCGTGCCAAAGCTAGTCCTTTAATTGTTGATACTATGTTATTAAACTTATTAAAGAAAAATGATGATATAATTATTAAAGGATTTGCATTCTGTACTAATCCTAGAGCTGGTGAGTTATACGTCACAACTACTTGTGGAACTGGTGGTACTGCTAAACTATTTGATGCTATGTTAGATAGTGTTCAAGAAGATAAATTTGAAAAGAAATATAAATATATAAAATTAGATAGTGTTGAAAATCCTGATACAATCCGCTTCTATACCAAATTAGGCTTCCGTAAATCTGATAAAGATTCAGAAGAAATTATTAGAAATATGTACAATTCTAATTCCAAATCATTTGATGACTATGTTAAGACTACTAAGAAAATAGTAGGTGGTCCTATGTTTTTATTCCCCATCAATGATGAAGGTGAAAAGATGTTAAAGAAAAAGAAATGTAATCACATCTATAGTCCTGAAGAATGGTTTGATGAACTAAAGAAATTCAAGAAAACAGGTAAATCTGTAGAAGAATTCTTGGAACAAAATAAGAAGGATAAGCTTGAAGGTGCAGGTATTGGGTCTTGGTTTAGAAAGAAATTTGAACAAGTCGTAAATGTATTCAAACCTAACTTAGATAAATTCAATAATGTAAGTACTAAAACTATTTCAGACTTTGGAAATAGTGTAATTAAAGAATTAGAAATTATGCGTACGCCAATCAACCAAATGTTCCACAAAATATTCAATCTTATAACATTTAATAAATGGGATGAAATACGCAAGAAATATAATTATGACAAATTATTCCATCTAGCATTAGTTGCGACTGTTAATATGAATGGAGTCGATAAAAAAGTAATTATGGAAAAGAATGAAGTAGTTAATGTAAATACCGATATTAAAATACAACCAGATACAGAAACATTTAAAGTATCATTACAAGGTAAAACTATTAGAATATCTGAATTACTTGATAAAGCAAGAAATGCTGTTGGTGACAAAACATTTTTTGACTATGATGCCTTCTCTAATAACTGTCAATTCTTTATTCGTTATCTCCTTCAATATTCTGGATTATTAACACCAGATGCTGAAGCCTTCTTATTTCAAGACTTAAAAGATGTAGTTAAAGAATTACCATCCTATGTATCACCTATTGCAAAAGCAACTACAACATTAGGGGCTATAGTATCTAAATTAAGAGGACAAGGTAAAGATAAAGATTATAAACTACACGCTGTAATTTTTCGTAAGCCTTATAGTATTGATACTGCTAAGTCTAAAGCGAAAGAATTCATAGAAGGTAAAAAAGATTTCTATAGAGAAACACAGACAAGTTATCGCTTCAGAAATATCCCTAAACAAAAGTTTACTAAAGGTTCTTTCAGAAGTAAGCGTATAGACCCAAATATTACACTTATTTTTGGTGAGCTTAAATAAAAACACAAATCTATTATTTTATTTTTAGGAATAAAAACTTTAGATATATTAATGGAAAACGAGTTCATCCACGCTGACCCCAAATACTATATAAAAGAAGGTACTAACGAAGAAGAACTAAACAATGATGATTTAGATGAAGTATATTGTGTAGCTTATAAAGTCAAATCAAAAATCCCAGATGGTAATGATAAAGATATGTATTCATTTACAACTAAATTTGAACAAGCATTTAAACGTTTCAAATTATTCCCTCACGGTTATGCAACTATTGTCCGCATCCTTACAAATGACGAAAATGTTACTGAACTAGCAATCAAAGGCACAACTAATCCATACAAAGAAGATGAAATACCAGCCGAAATTATGGAAGTATTAAATAATTTAAAGATTAGCGATTTATATGGTGGAGTAATATCAGAAAATTCACACTTATCAAAAGTTGTCCCAATCACTTATAATATTGAAGCCCCAACCAACACTCCAATTCCAACTGAAGAAATTGAAAGACAATTAACAGTAGGAGTCAAAACATTCGAAGTTTAATTAAATTAATATTCAGATATTTATAATAAAAAAATATCTAAATATTATTATATAATGCCGTACATAATCAAGAAAGTCAAGAATGGTTACAAAGTATGTAAGAAAAGTGATAAGTCAGAATGTTATTCTAAAGAAGGATTACCGTTAACAAGAGCCAAGAAACAAATGGCTGCTATCAATATATCAGAACATAAAAAGAAATTAGTTGGTGGAGTATTAACATTAGATAAATTAACTGAGCTAGCGGATGGTTTAAGAGCTAAAGGTGCAATTAAACCAAGTGCTGATGGTTCATCTGAAAATTATCATATGTCAGGACCACATAAAATTCATTGGGAAGATTTTAAAAAAACTATTAATGAATTATTAAGTGAAGAACAAAAACCTAAATTAGCGATGCAACTTAGACATTTAAGTGATGATATTACTAGAGGAGCTCCTATGGGTAAATTTGAACTAAATAAAATGTTTGAAAAATTAGAAGGTGGGCGACGTTATAAATTGAAAGGGGGAGCTATTGATAAAGAAACATTTTTAAGAAGACAATCAAAAGGAATTTATCCAGGTTTAACTTATGAGAAATATCTTGAATTAGAAAATCAAAATAGAGCTAATATTGATAAAGAATTAGCTAAATTAAAAGAATCGCAAGAAGAGTACAAACAAAATCCAGATGTTATGTGTAGTTATGATGAAAACGGTGAAAGAGTAAAAACCAGAACTAGTGAAGCAGAATGCAAAGTAAATCACCAAAAATCTATAAGAACTCAAAATGATAAATCATTCATTGGTAAAGTAGTTAATACATTAACAGATGTTGCTGACTTTGCAGTTGATAAGTTACCATTTATACCAGCACCCGTCAAAGGCATTTATAAGATATTCGGTCCTCCTACTAGTAAGTATCAAGGCAATGCTAAACCATTAACAGCTCGTCTCGGTGGAAAAGTTTTGTTAAAGAAAGAAATTGTAAATCGTTTCTTCCCTAATTCTGATGATTATAAAACTTATGTTGAACCATTTGTAGGTGGTGGTAGTGTATATTTCTTTAAAGATAAAGATGGTCATAAAGAAGTTGTAAATGACATCGACCCATCACTATATACAATCTTCAAGGGTTTCCAAAAGTATCCAGCTAATAAAATAGCTAATGAAGTAAATGGTGATTATGATAAGAAAGACTTTGAAAAATTACTTGAAATGAATCCTTCTAATGATTTTGACAAATTTATCAGAACATTTTTATTAAGTAGATTATCTTATTTTGCCAGAGAAAAGACCTTTGGTAAGCCTAGAATTAATAGTACATTTGAAGGATATCAAGAACGTTTACAAGATGCTATTATATTAAATAAAGATTATAAAGAAGTAATTAAGAAGTATGACTCAAAAGATACATTCTTCTATCTTGACCCTCCTTATAAAGAATCACAATCTGGATTCAATTATCCTGCTATTAATATTAAAGAACTAAAAGATGTATTATCAAAGATAAAAGGTAAGTTCCTATTATCATTCCCCGATGATAAGGATGCAAAAGATTTGTTTAAAGATAAATACAATATATATGAAATTAAGACCAAATATACAGGAAGACGTCAACAAGGAGGTCAAACTATGCCAGCTAAGGAAATATTAGTATCTAACTATGAAGCACCATTGAGTGGAGGCAACAAACCTTTAGACCAAAAACTATATGATGATATCAAAGCTGAAATTTATAAGAAGAATCCTAAACATAGTTTATTTAGAAGTGCACAGATTGCAAAAGAATATAAAAAGAGAGGTGGTAAATGGGACACTAAAAAGAAACCTGAAATGGGTATCCGTAAATGGTTTAATCAAAAGTGGATAACATTGAATGATTACTATCATAAGGATGAAGTGGTTCCTTGTGGAAGTTCTGATACTTATGAAAAGTATGATGAGTACCCATTGTGTAGGCCTATGGATATTGCTAAGAAGTTAGGTAAGAAGAAGATAGGTCAAATGTTGGAGAAGAAACAAGGCCCTAAACAATTGAAGACTGAAGATGTATTAGGTACTAAGAAATATAATATTAAACCTACTATGTCAGGCTCTGGCTCGATGGCTAAGTTCCATAAACAACTTGAGAAAGTAGGATTAAATCACGATTTGTATATGAAGGCTGTTAAGAAGCTAGCCAAAGAATCAGGCTATGACCCTAGCAAAGTAGAGATGTCTGATGATGGAGTTCATAAACTTGTCTATCATTCCACTGAAGGATTAAAGAGATTTGGACGTGTTGGTTATGGAGATTATATAATATGGTCATTCAAGGAAGCCAAAGGTCAAGTCCCTGAAGGATATGCATCGAAGAAACGCAATACATTTAGAAAGTCTCACGGAGCAATGACAGAGAAATATAATTTGGGGAAATATAGTGAGAATGAATTGGCCATAAACCTACTTTGGTAACTGCGACATAAATGTCTTGTTATTGTAATGTAATTTTGTCCAATTCCAAAAGTCCGCATTTTTGGTATAGTATATATATATAATCCAAAAATGCGGGGTTTTGGAATTAAAAAAAATATCTAGTTTATTTATATATGTCCAAATCTAAATTTATGACAAAACTTTATGGAGGAAATAAGGAATCCTCTGAATCAGATATTCTACCTAATATATCAGATGACCAAATAGATAGTTTATATTCAGAATTATCTCAATATGATTTTAAGTTTGAATCATACCCTGGAAGTAAACGTGAATATGTTCTATTAGCTTATCAACTAATGGGTAAATTCTTAGATAATATTACATATGGAAAAGTAAGTGGTTCAGGTAGAACAAAAAAACAATCATATAATGAACCGATTGAAGATAATGAACTAGCTAAAGATTTAGAGGAATTATATAAAGAATTAGAAGATAGAAGACAAGAATTAATAAAAGAAAATCCTGATATTGACTTTGATGAGATTGAAGATGATAGTGACATAAAAGATATACGTAGAGATATAACAAGTTTATCAACTGAATTCTTCGAAAGAACAGGAGTCAATTATGAATTACTAAGTAAATCAGCAGGAGATAGACCAGCTTTTAAAGATGAAAAGACAAGAATTCGTAATCCATTCTATACTATGGATATATCACCCCAGGATATATTAGATAGAGCTAGAAGATTTAAAGACACTTGTCCTCCATTATTAGAAGCATTAAAAGAAACAACTAAATCACCCGATAGAGCAACTGCTAATTTAGCTTATGTATATAAGTATCCTTACATTGGTAATTTTGCCGGTGGACAGGGTAACTATGATATTTTCGATAAGGCTCAAGAAGAAAGAGAACAATATGGTAAAAAAGTTCTTGGTAAGTCAGATTATAATCGAGATATCACAGAATTTGGAAGTCAGATGGAAGTAGCCTGGGTTCAGATAAATGAAAAAGCTTTTAATCAAGAAGAAGAACAAAAACAATTACTTGCATCATATGTCCAACATACAATAAATAAATTTGATTCAATTGATGTTATAAGAGTTAAGGATGGTAAAATATCAGCAACAGAACTAAAAGCATCTGCAAAGATGAATAATCCATATACAAGTGCTCACAAATTAGTATTACAACTTGGAATAAAAAACTTTCAACCAGAATCAGAGAACTCTCATAATTTCTTAATAACTAAAAAGTCAAGTCAAGAATATTTGAAAGATATCAAAGTATATAATGACAGAAAACCAGAATTTATATTAGATATGAAATTAGATACATTTATACAAAATACAAGCAATTTACCTTTATACGATAAGGATAATAAAATAGTTCCAGGAAAAACATTGAGTGATTTATTTAGTATGTGTCAATTAGATGGTGATATGATGCCAACAAAATTCGATAAGAAAAAGTTTAATAGATTTGATGATAAAGAAAAAGAAATTTATCTAAATCAAATATTAAAATTAAATAACAAAGGTAAAGACTTATCTGACAGTTTAACTTGGTCGTTAGTTAGAGCACGATTAGTAAGTCAAGAAGATAATGGTAAAAGAATTCGATTTATGCCAAATGAAAAAATAAATAATGAAATAATTAAAGGTACACGCATTAAAGATAATAAACAAATATCTTTAAAAAGTGCTTACTCTAGAAGCTAACAGTAATTTTTTTAGGAATTTTAATATAGTCCTTTTGTTGTTCAACTGAATGAGCCATATTACCGGCTATTTTCTTTTGTTCTTCTAAGACAGGACCGAACTTACCAGTTAAGAATATATGTCTTAACATCGAGCTTCCAATAGCTTTACCAAATGTTTTATTTAATATTCTGGTAATACTATTGACTTTATCTAATGCAACACCACCATAATTTACAAGGAATGGAACTTGGCTATTATTAGTTAATTTATTATTCTTTAATAATATATGATGTTTCAAATATTTCTCAATAACTGCAAATAGTTCATCAGGAATATCTATTTCTTTAGGACCATATTTCTTACTTGTCTTATAGTTATTGAATATAAATTTCTTATTGGTTAAGTCTAAAAAGTTCAGACTTGCTGTTTCAGGAGTCTTCTTATATTGTTTAACTATTACCATCAATTGATAGTCCTTATTACGACGAGGTTCAAGAAGTACATACAACGACAAAATCATATAAGATAACAATTGGTTATATTGACTTTCACTAATAACTTGATTATTAACAAATTTATCAACACTTTCTTCAAGTGATTTATATACTTGTTTGACTTGGTCCCAAGACATCCAGTTCTCTTCTTGCTTAGCAGTTAAGTCTTCTGGTGCAACATCTTTTTTTATTTGGTCACTCTTCTTCATCATCAAATCATAGTAGACATCGTGTAATTTCTTAATTTGCTTCTTATCTGGAAATAAACTTAATACACTTACAATACTAATTAAATAGTTACGCTTAGTATTCTCTTTATAATCCTTAAGCTTCTCTTCAATCTTTTTAGAGTCAGTTAAAAATTTGAAATCTTTGTATGGTAAGTCATCATTTAATTTTTTGAGGTTCCTGAGATATACAGTAATACTTGAATCAGATAAATTCTTCTTTTCTTTCAATAAACTAATTATACTATCTTCAAAGTCTTTGGATTGTTTAACTAGGTTAGGCATTAAATAAATCTAGATATTTTTTACAGTAAAAAACGCACTTAAGATTTTTTACATTTTCTTTTTATTCTTTTTTTCCTTTTCAAAATATTCACCAATTGTCTTTGGTTTCTTAGGTTGTTTCGCAGCCTTAGTTCCCCATACATATGTACTAACTTTGTATAAAGTTATTGGTTTACCTTCATCTATATCGACGATATTACCATTACATTTTCTAGTAGATTGTAACCATCCCCAACAAGCACAACAGGCTTTAATATCTTTAGAGTCTAATATAACTAAATTTTTATAATATCTTACAGTAATATTATATAAATTAATACAATCAATATTTCCACAAATTTCACAAAACATTGTTTATTAATATATATTAGAAATAATAATAAATCTAAAAAAATACATTACAAAAAAAAATATCTAAGCGTTATTATATATATGCCGTACAATAACTTATATAACCAATCAATCGCTAAAGAAGTCGACTTTATTAATAGAAAGTATGTATCTCACTCTGATATGACTGGTCAAGGTACTGTCGATTATACTCAATCAGTTAACCTTGTTGGTGGTAACAATCCTAATTCTATGATGGGTTGTGGTTATTCAGGAGGTGTTGCTGAATACAAAAAATCATCTGCATCTAAACACGCTTGCCCTAAAGGACACGCAGTCTGTAATTGTGATGAATATGAATCTGATTCTGATAAAGAAATGGAAGGTGGTGCCATCTTAGGATTCCAAGACCATACTATGATTATCCCCAAAAAACAACATATGTCAACTGAATCTATGGGTGTTAAACAATCATTTGGTACTCTTGGTTTAGATGGAAAGAACTTACCTAAAAATAGCCGTGATATTGTTGCATCTACTGCCATCCCTGCAGCCAATGCTAGAACTGGATTAGCATCTAAAAACTCCAGAACAATCGAAGGTGGTAATGGTTTTGCTGCTGGTACTCATATGGACACCGGTGTTGGTGTAACAATGGGTGCTATTGGTAAAGGACGTAGTGGAGGTCGTAAAAAGAAAGCTGATAAAGCTATGGAAGGTAAAGGTTTCTTATCTGACTTAGGTATTCCAGTTGTTTCAAATATTGCTGGTATGTTTGGTCTTGGTAAAGGTGAGAAACTATTTGTTGGTAGAATGAAAAAGAAACGTGAAGCAGGCAAAGAATTATCTGAAAAAGAAAGAGCTCGTGTTGAACAAATGGGTAAAGATAATAAACTAGAAGGTGGCTTCCTCCAATTCTTATTACCTGCATTAGCTCCAGTTGCTGGTCAATTACTTGGTAAAGTATTTGGGAATGGTAAATCAGGAGGAATGAAAAGACAATCTAAAAAAGATAAAGAAGATGAAAAATTAGCTATGGAAGTAAAAGGTTTAGAAAATAAAGAAGGAGGTGCCTTACTACCCAAACTATTTAAAGCAATGTCTGGTAATGGTCGTTCAGGTGGTCGTAAAAAGAAGATGGTTGGAGGTACTACAATTAATACAGTTGAAACTGTACAATCTACTCCAAAGATGGAACAAACAAAACCCGTTCCTAAAGCTCAAATGCCCAGTTCAACAATGAGCGGAGGCAAAGGAGGTAAATCAAAGAGAGCTGAAATTGTAAAAAAAGTTATGAAAGAAAAAGGTTTAAAACTAATTGAAGCTTCAAAGTATGTTAAAGAACATAATTTATATTAAAAAATCTATTTAAAAAATATATAAAAAGATTTATTCTAAGTCATTTTATATATATGTCGTTAAATACTATTCTTAGACAAAAACAAATTCGTGAAATGTTGGATTATGATTTAGTCCAAAATAAAAGAGTTTTTGATAGTGAAATTAAACACGTAGAATCTATGAATGAAGCCGAAGCAGCACCTAGAAAGTCTGATATAGAGTTCGAAGCTGAAGTAAGAATGAATGTTGATAATATAGTTTTACAATTACAAAAGTTAATGAATGCAGTCGATAGTGTAAAACAATTTAAATTCGATTATTCTCCAGTAGCAGTTGATAGAGGAGTTGGAGATGAAGGTGATGAAGGAGCAGGGAAACATAAACGTTCTCTTAAAGGTGGTATTAAACAATTATCAGAAGAAGCTTATAAACTTGAAGCAGAAAAAAGTGTATCTGATAATATTGCTGGTATATATTCATCATTTAATAGTTTAATTGAAAAAATTAATAGTAAACTTAAATTTGGATATTCTTCTCAAGGTACAAGTAATATTTTATCATTATTACAACCTATTGCTGATGGTGCAAAAGAAGTACTATCATCTGCATATAAATTTAAAGATGTAAGTCCATCATTATATAACAAAATATATTCATTATTAATTGAAATAAATGATATTATAAAAGAAGCACCACCTCTAAGACGTCTTGATATAGTTAAAATAAGAGATGACCATTATCAAGGTGATTATGATGAACCAGAAGTTACACCAGATGCAAGAAGAATTTTAGCTGAGGAATACGATGATAGTCAAGTATTAGAAGGTGTAATACCAAGAATTGAATCTTTTATAGAACAATACCAACAAGAAATAGATGAATTACAAGAACTATTAGATGAAAATCCAGAAAATGATGAAATTAGAGATTTAATTGAACAAAATATGGAACAAAAAGCAATAGCTGAACAAAGATTAGCAGAAGCAGAATTAGCAAGACAGTCATCATTTGAATTTGGAAGATATGCCAATGAATTATCAATGTTAGAAAGAACTGTAGATGATTCAACTGAATCACTTAGAGAATTATTAGCTGATAAAGAAATGTTACTTTTTAAAAGAGATGAAATTGAATCAACAACTTCAGGTAAAAGAAAACAAACTTTATTACAAGGATTAAATAAAAAAATACAACGTTTAGATACTCAAATATTAAAACTCCAATCAGCATTAGCTCGTGATAAAAAGACACTTAAAGATTATGAAGGAATGAGAATTAAAGATAGAAGTGGTGAAGTTGATGAAACTAGTGAACTAGCTCAAATGCCCGGTAGACCATCTAGAGAAGAAGGACTAGAAGGACGTGAATTTCCTTTACGTTCTTTAGCTCCTGTTGTAGAAGTACCAATTAGAAGAAGAACCCGTGTTGTAGATATGGCACCTCCACCTACTGTACCAGGAGTCTTACCTCAAGCACCTCAACCACAACAACAACCAGGACCTGCAAAATCTAATAAACCTGTAAGAAAAGGTGCTGAAAGAGAAGCTAGAGCAATAAGAGAAGAAGAAAGAGCATTAAGACAAGCTGAAATAGCTCAAGGATTACCTGCTGGATTTTTAGAAAGAATGGGACCTGGTGTTGCCAGAACTGATGAAGAAGCAGAACTTGATAGAATAATGGCTGAAGTGGATGCTGGTTTATTAAGAGAAGGTTATGGTAAACGTAGAGGCAGACCATCTAAAAAAGGAGGAGCTAAAGCTATGACCCCTGACCAAATCAATGCTATTGTTGTAGCACGTAATAAAGCATTTGCAGCCAATAATGAAGCTACTCAATTACCTCGTGCACCTATGACATACTTAGGGCTCAAAGCTGACAATACTCGTGGTACACTTGGTGCTGGGAAGAAAGACATTGTAATGAAGAAAAAAGACTTTGTCAAAGAACATAAAAAACTTGTATCATTACTCGGCAAAACAGGTAATTCCTTGAAATCAGAAGCTATGGAACAAACTAATGAATTAAGTAAATTTGACCCTGAATCAGCCAAAATGCTTGAAAAGGTTGTTGATAAACAAAAAATGAAAGCAGGCAAAAAAGGAAAGAAATCGACTAAAATGTTACCTACTTTAGTTTTCGATGACAAGAAAAATGACTGGTTCATTTAAGACTTCGTCTTAAAAGTAGATTATTTAGGTATAAAAAAATAGTATAATATATTTTTTAATTTAAAATCTATATTATATTAATGGCTTTTAATATCGAGAAAATAGGCAGACCTCTCGCTGTTATAGATGGTGGTAAACTCAAAGGAAAATTTGTGAGTATCGCTAAAGATGATGAAGAAGATGAAATCTCTAAACCTCTAAAAGAAATACAATTACCTGATGAAAGTAAGTTTCAACAAGTTCCAGACCCAGATAAAGAACGTGAAATTTTATACATCACTGGACCATCGGGTTCTGGTAAATCGACCTATACAAGAAATTATGTTATTCAATATAAGAAGAAATATAAGGATAATGATGTATTTGTATTTAGTGCTCTAAAAGATGATGAAGCATTAGACAAACTTAAACCCAAACGTGTAAAGATAGATGATAGCTTAGTAAATGACCCATTGTATGCTGAAGACTTTGCTGATAGCTTAGTTATTTTCGATGATATAGACGTCATATCAGACAAAAAACATCGTGAAGCAGTATATAAGGTATTAAATCAAATATTAGAAGTTGGTCGTCACCATCGTGTATTCTGTATAGTAACAAACCATTTGCCTACAGCAGGTAACGATACACGTCGTATTTTAAATGAAGCTCATTCTATCACATACTTTCCACATTCAGGTTCAGCTCGTCAAGTTAATTATTTGTTAATCAACTATGTAGGTTTGGATAAGGATGATATAAAACGTCTAAAGAAATCGAAGTCTCGATGGGCAACCATCTTTAAGAACTATCCTCAAGTAGCAATGACAGAACGTTTAATATTTAAAGTTGGTGAGGATGACGATGATTAATTCCAAAAGTCCGCATTTTTGGTATAGTATATATATATAATCCAAAAATGCTGGAAATTGGAATTCAGATAGTCCAATTCATTTGGAGAACAAAGTTCTCCAAAAGTAGCGTCAAAACCTTTAGGTTTTGTACGGTTCCAAAAGTCCGCATATTTGGTATAGTATATATATATAATCCAAAAATGCGGGTTTTTGGAATTAAAAATATATAAAAATATTTTCTAAATATTAGTATATATAATGTCTTGGAATTTTCAAACACAATTAAACAATTTAAAAATACAAGTGGCACAATTAAGTGCAGGTAGTGTAACTAACCCATTAACATCAGCATTAAATTGTGCTAGTTACCCTTTAAATAATGCTACAACATTAACAGCAACAGCAGGACAAAACTTAAGTCTAAATACATCTGTTGGAAGAAGTGTTATTGTTAATGCACCATTATCAATTCCAAATCATCCATTAATTATTACAAACAATACAGCATCAGATAGTATAGTAATTAGTGATTCTAATCCAGATACATCAACATTTAGAATTGATGCTAGTGGTAATGTAGGTATTAAAGCTGACCCTACTATTCCTCTAGCTTATGACCTTACTGTAAATGGTAATACAAATATAACCGGTGATTTATCTGCTAATAATATTGTATGTAATAGCATCACGGCACCTACAGTTATAGCTTCAAATGTAGTAAATAACATTACTGCAGGTACAGGTCTAGTTAAAACAGGAACATCAACAAATCCTACATTATCAAATGCTGGTGTAACATCAGCAGTCGCTGGTACAGGTATTGGTGTATCTGGAGCAACAGGAGCTGTAACTATTAACAATACTGGTGTTACATCAGCAGTTGCTGGTACAGGTATTAGTGTATCAGGAGGTACAGGAGCTGTAACCATCAACAATACTGGTGTATTAGGTGTAAGTGCTGGTTCATCAGGTATTTCTGTATCAGGTACAGCCCAAAATCCAGTAATAAACAACACAGGTGTAACTCAATTAACTGCAGGTCCTAATATTACTTTATCAAGTGGTGTAGGAAATGTAACAATTTCAGCAACAAGTGGACCAAGTACTTGGGTTAGCACAGCAACTAGTGCATTGAATATGAGTAACTTCGGAATTAATAATGTAGCTTCAGCAAATGCAGCTACTGACGTAGCCCAAATTAATAATGTACAATCATCAGTAAATAGATTTGAAGCTGGTACAAACTTTTGGTTTTTAGGTAGTAATGTTAATTATCCAATATCATCATATTCATTTGCTCAAGCTCCTAATACTTTAGGAATATATGGTATAGTTTATAATGGTACACCATATCAAGGAACACAATCAAATATACTTCCACCATCTAGATTTACTATAAACTGGAGATGTCCTGTAGCAACTAATTGGCCAACTGGTTATCCATATTTTATAAGATGTGAATTATTAAGTTATGACAATGGTGCTGGTACAATATTAAACTGGTTAGATACACAAACTGTAACAGGTTGGATATATAATACTGGACCTAATGGTTCACCTGCAAATACACCATATTTAGGATTTGATGTTACATTATGTTCAAATACAAGTTGCCCTATAGATATATTTGGAAATGGTAGACTTATTATGTTAAACTTATCAATTGCTGTTAATAGTGGCGGCGGTGGTAACTATGCATTTAATTCTGCAGCTGCTTCATCATATCAAGACTGTGCAGGTGTTGAAGTAACTGTTACTACATTAGCTGGAAGTACTGGTCAAGGATTTTAAGATTAAAATTATATTTTATTAACTATAATTTTAATATTTATACAACAACAGTTAGTGCCCTTTTAGTATTAGTAGTTGTAGAACC